GGGAGGAGAGGCGGCCTGTTGGCTGCCTCTGCGAATATTTGAGAATTTCCCTTGTAACGGATCAGCCGCTACTCAGTGTGTGCTCTGCACACAAGAGCTCATGCTCAGCATGAGTAGTGAGCTACGATAGCTCAAAAGGGTCTTCTCTGAACTCGCGTCCCTACCATCCACTAGCTCATAGTATATATGAGTTACGCATCAGTAGAACTATGATGTATATAGCAAAAAGCATATGCATCCTAGCATACTATGCGAGATGATACCATATAAGGTCGTCCTCTCCTATAGGCTACTTGCGTACTACCAATCATGAGTTTTAGTCTTATCAAGACAGTAGAACTCATTAATTGGCATGACTACAGATGAAAAATAGTCTGTAGTGCCATGCAACGTACTCGTTGGTGTTAATTCATCAACCCCGCTAGACTTCCAATTAGGTCGTTTAGCAAGATTAATTAGAGCCTCATGATACAATAAAATATCATCGAGCTCTTCAACAATCCTGCATCGTCTCGATTTGACGATGAGAAATCTTCCTTCTTGACGCTGTAGTTTCCTATTTAACCATGTCTTTGACATGAAATTAGTAGGTTGTACGCTATACAAGCACGGACTTCTCCAAGTATATCTAGAGAAATACGGTTGTAAAGTCAAGTTGGATCTAAAAATTCTGGTTATATACCAGGATCTTAGATTATCTAGATTTCTTTCAGCGCAAAGATTTGCGGCTGAACATAATGATGAGTACGCTGACGGTGTGATCTTCTTATATCGAGGAATTCGATACAACAATACTGAGATATCAACCCCAGCATAGTATTCCTTGCCACAACTTTCGCGATATGGTCCGCAGTTATAAGATTTTGTCTTATTAACTGTAAAACCACATATGCATAAAAGATCAATTACTTGATCATATATGCATGCAGGAACTACTAAATCGTCACCGTAAACAGAAAATAAAGGAAATTCCTTTATATTAAACTGTTTGCAATAACTTCTTTTTGCGCATTCGATTATCGCGGAAAAGAGTATACACTGTATAGGGAAGCATAATGCTGAACCCATAGGTGCATATTTCTTTAACGCTATAGTTTCACCAGTGGGTAATAAAGTACTAGAACTTCTAGTTACTAATAACCACTTAAAAAGTGATGGAACATATCGAAATGCCTTCCTAACAAGGGCCCAGGACACGCTGTCAGAAGCAGCAGAAAGATCTATAGTACCGTAATTACGATATATAGAACCTTCTAAAGCTAAAACTTGATTTTGTGTCTGGTCTCCAAGCTTAATACGATATCCTAAGTAAGGATGTTTGTCTATGTATCTGTATAAACTATACATAACTCCTTGTTGGAGATACTGTAGAGTTGCAGGTTCCATAGAAATTGTACGTAGCTTAGAGGCTGTTTTTGGGACGAATATAGTACGTGAACAACGTATTAATCCATCTTCAGGCTGTATTGGAAAATAGTCCAAATAATCGGAAAAATTACCACATTCACGGCGAAGACATTCTCTTATGAGAGAATCTGTCTTCATCGTTAGGTATTTTTCCTTTAAGGTCAAAGGACCTTCAGCCACAGACCCTGACCCGTGAGTGGGTAGGAGATCATTGATATGGAACTCTTTAAACCACTCCTTGATTATCTTCGCAATCATACAAATGATTGGGTTGAAATCATCATACGAGTCTGCGAGTTTTTGCTCTGTTTCCATATAATCCGCAAGCGCTTTTGTCTCAAGACAGATATCTTGGAACTCAAGTTTTCTTGCGAATCTAAGGAATTGAGCAATTCCCGCAAGGAAGTACGCTTTAATTTCTTGATCGCTTTCGATAAGGAAGCAATAAAGAGACTTATTTATAGGAGATAACAATCTCCGCCAATTAAGCCCTAATGGTGCGATTTGTGCCATATGAGCTTCAAACTCATCAACACAAGGTTCGTAATCGATTAAGAATACGAAAACACCATTCAAGAAATTAAGCATCTCTAAGATATCGATACTTAATACAGCGACTAGAAAGTTTTCTCGTCTCTGCTTACGACCGATATCGGAGATACCATCGCGTAGCATCAAATCTTCAATAAGGATGACCCAACTAATGAGACAATCACAAAAAAGTTGTAGATTATCTTCATTAATAGGATGCCCATTGAGATAAATTATGCGACTATCAAGTTCAGAATGAACTTGATATGCAATGCTGTCAAACAGCTTGTGTCGACTATTATCTATGATGTAGCCTCCTTATCTAGCTACCCAGGGTAGAGACAGTTGTGATGTTGTTACATACCAACAGGCTCTAAGGAACCTCTCAGCAATGCGGCAAGCCGTGAAGCACTTGAGGTTGCTTGTGTGTCATAAAAGTGACCTAATAGGCGGTTCATGACAGTACCAAACTCGGTATTGCCAGGAGCAGCACCTAAAGGCATTTTTAAGACGATATGAGCACTGAACGGGAATGTTAATCCCGTAACAGAGTCCACAGCTCCGGTAGTCAGCTGTATCAATATCGAAGCGCCTTTTTTGGCCTGCGAATTAACAGCAGCTGATGGATCCAGTGCCAGGTCTGATCCTTTGAAAATATCATTAACTTCGGAATAGGCAATCCGTATCTTTTCCGGATTGTCTAACGGAGAAGTGATATTTGTCATTACGATCTCATTTGGCTTTTCACTAACTATGCGCCAGTCGGCTGCATAGTTAATTGGAACTGGACCAAAGCTACGTGCACCTGTCACAGGTGACGTAGTAGTGTCGGTAGCTTGAAATGTGATAGACATTTTTAATGTCCTCCCTAGCTATGCTAGAATATGCATATGCTTTAAACACATATGAGCACTTACGCGCTAAGAAAATTTCTAATCTCCTCTGCCATTGGCAACGAAGAGTAGAAAGATCTCCCAGGTATGTTTCCTGAAAGAAGGTGAATCTCTTTCGTATGAGATTTCCGGAAATTCATTGGAGATAGAGCGATTATAGGTATCAAAATGAATTCGGCCTACAAGGCCAAAATCATCAAAATACTCTATATCGCTTGTTGCTACACGGTTACGTAAGCTTGAGACTCGCTCACGTAAACGTAACCTATCAAGTTCAAGATTAAAATCCCAAGCTTGAAAGGTAGCGCCAATGCCTGTAAACCAGTCTACAACAAACGAAAATGGGATCATATCCCAAACGTTTGAAGCTGTGAGTCTAAGACCCATGTCTTCGACCAGTTTCATAACGGCATCGAGTTTACCGTTAATAGGTAACTCCCATCTGAGAACTACCCTACAATTAGAACGAGATTGAACAGTACCGAATGGTAGTTCAGTCTCTTCCTTGTAAGTTCCATAACAGGTACGCAGTGAATTACGGAATTTACCGTATTCTTCAATGCCTTTATAGGTAAGAGCTATATGTTTCAATTTCTGGTATAATTCAATCCAGTCTTGAATCGACAGCTTCCAACCGTACCTTATGGAGAGCAGAATGCCAGCCCAAGCTTTTGGCGAAAGCCATTTTCTTTCAACTAGCATTTCTATGAAAGGTTCAAAGAGAGTTTTAATCTCAGTTAACTCTTTCATAAACGAGATTCCATTAATTTGTGTTGTTCTTATGCCATCTACGGCATCAAGACACGCCTTAAATTGGTGATGTTTTGGAATAACATCAACAACGGAATCAAGTTGCTCCTGGATACGACTTTTTAACAAGTCATATCCAGTAAAAGTCTCAGATCCGTAATCAGCCAGGGACACCATAATGGGTGAAATTGCTATGGCATGGTGAAACCATGTATCATAACAATCAGCCACAACGTTACCACCTTCAAAACTCCTAATATGCCACTTTAATGAAAAAGTGCCATCTACATTTTTATTAATAATGTAGGGGAGTTCGGGTGTTAACGTCATTGTTCTATCCAAAAGATAGTTAGCAACGATGTATGTCCCGTCTATCCATTCTGCATGTTCAGCATTATCACCAGATAAGCTGACAATCTGCTTAAACCTATCAGTAGTATAGATAGGAATAAAGTAGTCATATGGTTGAGAAGTTCCCAACGCATATGTGATTGCATGATCAAGGAGTTGACCCCCTTGAGTCATAGCAAGTAGTCTGGATAGGTGGCTTGTCCACTTAACTTCTCCTTCAGGATATGAAGCTTCATCATCAATGTCATCATAACGGATATACGTACCATCAAAGGTATGTAAATCTCCGTATGCGACATTATGTATGAGATCATTTTCCTCGGATGTAGAGTATGAATACTCATAGCCCCACCATCTTTTCTTTCTACGTTTACGACGTTTGTCTACGACGTAGTGAACAGAATCCTCATCTTCAATGAGTTTTGAAACTTCAAATCTACGATATGAAAATACCGTAATTCGTTGATTCGTAACATCATAAAGAAAAGGTCCAAGCATAGGATAATGCTTAGGAAAGTGAGGAAGGATATTTCCGTGAATACCCGTAAGCATGATCAATTGGTATTGACCGCCTGACGGTATACAACGAACAGATATCCTCTTTCGTGGACGGGGTTTTGGTTGTCTCAATGTGGTAGTCTCCATACGAAGAGATGATAAGATAGGGCTTGCGCC